GGCTTCAACTGCTATTCTTTGTGCTAAATCTCTATCAGATAAGATACGCATAATATCTTTTGCTATTTCTTTACTAGGTTCTTGTATTTCTTTTATATCCTCTACTAGCTCACTAAACTTTTCTTTTGCAGCACGAGTTAATGCAGGATTAAATATAGCAGTATGTAAAGAATATAATTCATCTACACTTATATCATCTGAGTATTTTGCGTGTGCTTTTTGTATTGTATCAAACAAAGAACTTATATCTCCTGTAAATATAGTAGGTGATATAGTGCCTTTGTATTTTGTATAGAATGCTTTACCAAGCATTAGTCTAAGCATTTGTTTTTCTATCATCTAACTCCTTTAATAATATTTGATCTATTGTTTCTGCTATAGCTTGATCTCTTTGGTTCCAAGTTGTTCTATTTGATTCCCAAACATCCCACTTCCATTCGTTCCATTTATCAAGAACTTCTTTTTTCATTTTATCATTCATAAAACATCTCCCTTATTTGATCTGTATTAAAGTATTTAAGGTCATCTTCTAATGGTTTAACCACGACATTGTCAAACCCTGACGACCTTAAATCTTTAGCTATATCATATGCTTTTGTGGTAGCATCTCTGTCTAAACAGACATATAGTTTTTTATACGGTTTTAAATGTTCTTTATGTTCTTCTTTTAATTTTGTACCCATAATAGATATACCTGTCAACACATTAGATACTGCACAAGCAGATGGGCAGTCTTCTACAATAACTGCATCATCACATTCACCACATTTAAATGGCACATCTTTATTATCATACATAAACCATTTTGGATATACATTTTTATTTAGTCCTCTACCCACTGCACCTACTATCTCATCTGTGTTTCTATTTTTAATTAAGAATACAACTCTATCTTGTTTTACATCATACTTAATATCTGCTCTACCCCAAGCCCATGCTTCCCAACAATTATTTTTATGTAAATACATTTGTGCATTTTTATTTGTTGATACTATTTTAAAACTATCAGGTATAATAAATCTTTGACTTGTTTTATTTTCTTTTTTATTAAATGTTGTACTAACATACTGCATATTTTTTTCTCCTTCTTTTTTTCCTCTAGCTTTACAAGTCGAATGAAAGCAGTACCAATTTAAATTATTTTCTGTGGTGTCTACTGATAATGTATTTAAATTTTTACAGAAAGGACAATCCATTCTCATCTGTGTATCAGGTGGAATAAATAGTCCTTGTATAATATTTAGTTGCTGTTTATAATTCAATTATTAACTTCCTCGTATGTAACCCTAGTTTTAGTTTTATCATAAAAGGTATCTCGAGTGAGAATAAGTTTTTTTGTAAGTATTAGATGTGTTGCTTCATCATCTATTCTATCTGCGTCTACAACTCCTGTGAGTGGTAATGTGTATTGTCCTTTATATCCTAATCCGTATACTTTTATGAGGTAGTTCTTCGTTTCCATTGTTTTCTCCTTATCATACTTTTAGTTATTTGTCAACTGTTTTTGTAAAATATTTTTCATTATTGTAAACTTTGGGTCTACATCTGTGGTCTTACAAGCAGTAAGTAATAAAAAAATAATAATTATATATTTCATTCTTCTTCAGATTCTTCTTGTATTTTTTTATAATCTACTTCAGGTTGATTCATATAATCTTCTTCTGCTTGTTTATAACATAACTCATCTATCTCATTCCAAGATAAGTTAGGATTTTTTCTTTGCATTTCTTCAAACAATTCTATTGCTCTGTTTTCTATCCAATGGTCTTTTCCGTCTACACTCATTAATGCTCCTTATAACTTACTTGTTTAACTTTACGACTCCAACAAGTACGGCAAGATTTGCACTCACCATCTTGTTTATACGCAGGACATTCCTGTCCAACTGCAGGTTTATCTTTGTGTACACCTGATGTCCACTTCCAAAACTTTGGTGGTGGACTATCTACTTTTATTGCAGATACACGCAAACATAAATTCTTTGGTACATCTTTTTCTTTAATGTCTTTTATAAATTGATATTCTCTTGTGGCTAACCAGTATTTTATATGTGGTGTTCGTTCACATACCTCAAATATTTTCATAAGATGAGAGAACGATTGTAAATCTCCTGAGTCAAACCACCTGTGAAAAAGCCTTGATTTATCTAGGTTTTTGTACTTTTGGGTAATGAGTTCTGCCATATAATCTACCCACTCATTTTTTTCTATTGCTTTTCTTCTTAACTCGTGAGCATCAAATACATTTTTAAATGCGTAATGTCCTTTGAGAGCATAGCATTTATTACAGATAGTACCTTTTACTTTTGCTAACTTTGCACCAGTAATACATTTCTTTGCTGATATACCCCAAGCAAATGCAGGCATCTTACTAGGGTTAGACAGTGTACCTATTTCTTTTTCTAATTCTTTACGCTTCATTTTCGCACCTCTCATATTCTTTTAAGTAAGAGAAAAAACTATCAGGCAAAATATCTTCAGGTATGGTTTCAGTATTCCAAGTACCATCAGCATATCTCCAAGTTACTACAACGGCACAATTTTCTATTTGTTTTTTTATTTTTCTTTTCATAATTATTTATAACATAAATTAATAGATGAGTCAATTTGCGTAATAGACTTTTTTGAAAAAGTATGATATGATATCCTGCGTTTCGGGGCAGGGTATATATACTATACCTTGAAATCTTCTCCGTTGTTCATTGATAACCAAGTATGTGTTATTGCACCAAACGCAACATAAGATTTATGTTTATCTAATATTAATTGTTCTAGTTCTAAACTATGACTTCTTATTTCTACTCCAGTTTTTAGTGTAATGGTTGCCCAAGTATCATATTTATGTGAGGTTATATAAACACTTTTAATATCATCTTTAGTAAATTTAATTACTGATTTATTTTTTACTTTACCTTTATTTGTCATTTTGGTTCTATACCTCTAGTTGTAGTTGAAATAAAATTATTATGTTTGTTTGTATACTCAATGGCATACTCTTTTTTATGGTCTAACTTTCTTCTTAATTTTTTTAAAGACATAGCTTCCATATCTTCTGATGTTTCTTTTCCTAATTCTCTTACTTTATATTTATATCTCATAATCATATACCTTATTTTGTTGCCTTTCTTTTTTTTCTTTTTCTTTTTTTATATTGTAGTTTATCACAAAATAAACAATAAGTCCACCCACCATAATGGCACATAGACCTATAATTAATTGTAGTATTCCGTAATGTATATCCATATTATTTAGGTAGATAGTTCTGTTTCATTTGTGTTCTGCTCTATCAACAATATAGGTAGCAAGATGTATGCCTATATAGAATACCTTACTAGGCTAGGCGATTGCTCGCCTAACCCTTATGTAATTTAAGCTACTTGTTGGGATT